ATCATTCTTGCGATGTGGTCCTCAAGGTCTGCGCCCTCGATGCCGTCCTCTAGAGACTCTGAAGAGAGTTCCCAATCTAGACGTAGTTTCTTAGTTGCGAGCGAAATCTTTGCGAAGACAACTGCCTGATTGCTGAATGTTGCATCAGCTTCAGTAGCTACCTTTAGAATTCTTTCGCCAACGCCGATCTTATCGATCTCTTGGATGTCAGAACGCATGCGAATGGTTCTGGCAACCTTTGTTACAACGGTAGCATCGAACATGTAGTCGATGAAGCGATTAGCTTGTTCTGGCTTTAAAAGGCCACCACGAGCTGCATCATCAGCTGAAGTTCCGAGCTTACCTGCACCAGTTTGGCTGGTTACAATAGCTTTTTCTAATAGCTCATTGCTCATTTTTCTTGTTTCACCTCTCTCTTTTAGTTAGGTCTGTTAGAGTACATTGCGTACACCGAGGAATGTGCCGCCCCACTTGCTCTGATTAATGGGTTGTTCGTCCTTAGACCCGCCAAGGTCTACTGACTTCTTGATTGCAGTATCTGCTTCAACTGCATCAATTCTTTTTTCTGTTAGAGATGCATTCTCCTTAAGAGAATTAATCACTTCAGAAATCTCGTTTACTTTGTTGTTAAGTTCTGCAACCTTATCCTCTGTTGCCTTAACAAGTGCGTCTACGCCTGTGCGTAGATTATCAAGTCCTGCTGAGTTTGCCTCTACAGTCTTTGCGAATGAATCGGTAAAGAATGCTTTTAGCTCGTCAATCTTTGAAACAATATCAAGGTCTTCAACGGCGACTTCCTGAACATCTGCTGCTTTTTCAACAACAGCTTCTTCTGCGTTCGCCTCTGGAGCCTCTGCAGTTGCTTCAGCAACAGCTTCTGCTGTTTCTGTAACTTCTGCTACTGCCTCTGCTGGAGCTGCATCTTCAATTACTTCTTTAACTTCTGCATCTTCCATTTGAGTGCCTCCTTCGTTGGCTGTGTTAACAACGTCGCCGCTAGATTCACGACGTTCATCTGAAAGTTCTTCACCATCAGAATTCTTTTTTAAATATGAATCAACAATACTTCTAATTGATTCAGACTTATTAACTTCATTACTTTCTACCCACCCAATATTTTCCATCTTGCATCCGCAGTTATCGCAAGTGCAAGAATCTTCTTCTGATGTAACTGCAATAGAATCTGTTTTGCACCAGAAAATATTTTCTGGGGTTACATCAACCGCAATTCCCTTAACGACAGTCTTACCATTCATTTTTTCAATAGAAAAAACATTTGCCAATTGGTTGGCAGGATTGTCTACAAGGGAAAGTTCTACTAAATCATAGTCCTTAATTACACGGACTGTTTCTTCATCTCCGTCTTCAGATTTTCTAACTTCAATCTCTGAGTCTTTTATTGATCCGCCAATAGAAAAACCAGAAAGAGTGCCATCCAAAACTTTTTCCCAAGTATCTGGCGCACCCTTTGAAATATATGATGTTACATAAACTCCCTGATGAACTTTCTTTTCATCTGGGTTATAAAATGATTTTGGTTCAAATGATACAACTTTACCAACTGCAATTGGTTGATGCATCTCTCTTAAATTTCCTCTAAAGCGCTTAAACGCATTTACGCTTGCTGCGGCAGAAACAACGTCTCCGTGTGAGTCAAGATTGTCTAGCGTTGCAAATCCCGATACGGTTCTTTTTTTAGTATCGACCTTTGAGAACGGCACATTAAGTTTAATGTTGTTACCGCTCATGGTCCAATTGGCTTTAGAAATTTCCATGGTGTATAAATAATATCTCTTAGTAGATTAAAAAGCAAATATTAGTCTATTGAACTTGGCGTCCAGCGCCTTGTTCATTTCGACCTTCTCCAGATAAATCTGGCTGGTTTCCTTGCCTTTCCCTGTCTCTAGACCTGTTTCCAGAAGCCTGAGTATTTTGCTCAGCAGCTGCCTTAGCGTTCAAAACAACTACATCGTCTCCACCAGGAATGCCCTGTAAGCCCATTCTAGCACGAATTTCGTTTGGAACTAATACCTGCATTCTTAAGTATCTTTCGTCTATCTTAGACTGGGTATCTTCATCCGTTAAAGTCAATTCGTTGAATTTAATCATAAAAATGTCTGTCTTTTCAGCAATAATTTTTCCAAGCTTCTTTTCTATGTTTCTTTGAGCTGGACGACATACTTGCTCTTTAAATGTCTTATCAGCATCTCTAGCATTTGCTAAAGATACTCCTGTAGGAGTTCCAACCTTGTTAATAGGAACTCTATGGGATATAAGGATTTCATCTCTATTTGATACTCTATAGGTATTAAATGATCCGTCCTGAATTCCATTTTCTACCGCCTCCATCTTAAATTCAACCTTAGAATCTTGGCTGTCTGCTGGTAGAGGTATATACAAGGATCTGTGATTCTTGCCCTTTAAGCCTGTTTGGAAGAACTCTAAAAGCTTTCTTTCTGCATCGTTAGAAAGCTTTGCTCCCTTAACAGTAATGATATATCTTGGTACCGCCTTATTTTCAAAATAATCTAGGTTAAATCTAGCGGCAAACTCGTTACCAGCCATTGCATTTTTAGAAGCAATAATATCTGGAACTCCATAATAATTATTTGTTGGAGTATAGTTTTTAAAATGAATTATTTCATTTGGTCTAGCATCTGCTGTAACTGGATTTACTGTTTGTGTATCTCCATAGTTTCTGAAAAATACGGACTGATTTCCTATGATCTGAACAAATCCATCACGCAATCTACGTACACGAACAGAGGCAGATGGGACGTGTCCAATATAGCCTATTTCACCAGTATTTTTGCGACCAATTTCAAGGTACCCGTTTCCAGTAACCTCATAGTCTTTCCAAACACGAGAAAGAGTTTCTACAAATGTTTCTTCTTCGTTACACGCCTCTAACCAAGAATTTATTTGAATCTTAATTCTTTCTAGCTTTCTACGTGCTCTTTCCAACTGCTTTTCATCATCAATGTCAGCTAGTCTTTCTTTTGTTGCTTCACTTTCTACAAAGTCGTATCCTAGTCCAACTATGTTAGCCACCTTTGCATTTACTGCTGCGTAGTGTGGTGAAGATATTTCATAAATTTTTGCCAAGTAGTCTTGGTTGTACGGTGGCTGAACAACATCAAGTATGCTGTAGCCAGTAATCATAAATGGCTCTACAATTTGAGTTGTAGCAGATCCTTGACCCTGTAAAACTTTTGTAAAATCTGTTCTAGCTAACTTTTTTCTAAAATTTGTACTTAGGCCAGAAAGCTTTTTAACATCTTCTGGCTTTGACATGAAGGGATCTGTATATGTTTTCTCTTCAATTCCTAAAAATATATCGCTGGACGCTTTTATGTTAATAACGTCTGACTCATCGTCCTCTAAATACTCAGCGGCCATTTTTCATTCTCCTATATGCATCTATTGCTTCCCCAATATCCCATGGGTCTGGAGTTAATCCAGCATTCAATCTTTGTCTTTGCTCTTCATATTCTTCGTCAGTAACTTTTCTTCTTCCAGCCAAAAACTTTGGCTTTCCTTCTGTTACCCCGTAGCTTTTTGCTGCGCTTTTAAGAGCCTGTACTTTTAAAACGTCACCTTTTACAGATGGGATAAGCATGTAGTGCCCATCATCATCGCCCACCCAGCGTCCGTCTGGCATTTCCCAAACATATACGCCATAGATAGTCTCTTCAATCTCTCTAATCTTATTTTTTGCCATAATGATATTCTACCATTTTCTCTTGTATTAGGCGCAAATTACGCCTTGATGTGGACAGATTATTGTGTTGATAATATGATCTTGTCTATATTAAACCCAGAAAAACTATCTGAGCCTATATCTATGGACTCAGAAACTCCTAAATTAGATACCCTAGTAACCATGTAGTTATAGTGCTCTAAAGCCTTAGATGAAGAATCCTGAGAATATATACCAATATAATTAAATCTACTATCTGGACCTAATAGGGGAGTTATAGAAGATGTTTGATTAAAAAATAAAGTATCTTCTACTAATGCTGAAAATGTTACTAAGACATGATGCCACACGCCAGCCGTAAAAACATTAGATATTGATGTTTCTGAAGACATATCTTCGCCATTTACGTATATAGAAGATATATTACTTTTTGTTATAGTACCGCTAGCATTCCAGGAATATGCAGACCCAGAACAATCTACTAAGCAAGATTCCCCAAGGGAGCTTGGGTTATAGAAGAATTCTACTGATCTTACGTCTAGTCCTTCTACCTTAAATCCACCGCCTATTGTCTTAAGGCCAGAATACCCATTATGGGAGTTTGGCAAAGACCTGTCTCCTACGACGTAATTGTAATCCGTATCTATAGTATATAAACTATTTTTTGAATCTATGCTTTTATTATCATAGACTAAAAAGGAAAGGCCAGAAAATATTGGTTTATCAGAAGAAGCGTCTTGGGTAGACATATTTACCTTATAATAAAAGTCTCCGCCAGAAAATCCAGGTATGTTGTGGTTATTTATTAATGGTGTATATACTGATCCGCCGTCAGTGTTATATTCTACTTCTATACCGCCTGAATCTCCCTGCCAAGATATTACGTTATGATCTTCTTCCGATAATGGTGGAAAATAAAAACTATCTTTGAAATA